AGATCATTCATTATGCGTTTCTCCGCAGGATCCAAAGAGAGAAACGTCAGTTAGAAATTAAGAACAAGATTATTGAACGGTCTGGTTACAGTGAGGTGTTTGACGACAACAACACCCTTGACGGATCAAACTACTCCGACTACAATAGCATCAAAGACGCCGTGCATTCCAAACTTCGTAATTGATGAAAGTCGCAATCATTACCGATCAACACTTTGGGTGTCGTAAGAACTCTAAGATTTTCCATGACTATTTCTTAGAGTTCTACAATAATGTTTTCTTTCCATATCTTGAGAAAGAAGGCATCACTACTGTGATTGATATGGGGGATACTTTTGATAGTAGAAAGGGAATTGATTTCTCTGCACTAGCATGGGCAAAGGACAATTACTACGATAGGTTGAAAGATATGGGCATCACAGTCCATACTATTGTGGGAAATCATACTGCATACTATAAGAATACAAATAAGGTAAATGCAGTAGACCTTCTTCTTAGGGAGTATAATAATGTATATGTCTATGATGCCGCATCAGAAGTTACGATTGGTGGTCTAGATATACTATTCATTCCCTGGATTAATAAAGAAAATGAAGAAAGCACTTTCAGATTTATTCAAAGTTCAGATTGCCACTGCGCGATGGGGCACCTTGAGCTCCAAGGATTTAGAGTTAATAAGCAAATCGTCATGGATCATGGTCATTCGAGCGAGTTATATTCAAAGTTCACGAAGGTCTTCAGCGGTCACTACCACACTAGATCGGATGATGGACGGATCTTCTACTTGGGAAATCCATACGAAATGTTCTGGTCAGATGTCGGTGATCGGAGAGGATTCACCATCTTTGATACAGAGACTCTTGAACATACTCCAGTAGATAATCCTTATCGTCTCTTCTATAATATCTACTACGAAGATACAAACCATCAAACATTTGATACCCGTGAGTATGAGAACAAAATTGTAAAAGTAATTGTTCGCAAGAAAACTGATATCAAAAAGTTTGAGAAGTTTATTGATAAACTCTATACATCTAATGTAGCAGACTTGAAAGTTGTTGAGAACTTTGCTCTTGAAGAACCTGAAGATTTTCAACCATCCGAATCTGAAGATACTATTTCTATCTTGAATAGATATATTCAAGAGGCAGAAATTGATCTTGATAAGTCAAGAATTCAACAGATCATGATGTCAACTTATCAGGAAGCATGTGAGTTAGTTTAATGTATATCTTAACCATTTATGGAAAAGAAACTGAAGGGGCATACTCTGTAGTAGATGATGAAGGAGAGCAGGTCTTATACTTGTTTATGGAAGAAGACGATGCGATGAGATATGCTATGATGTTGGAAGATGATGGCAGTCCAGAGATGCATGTCATTGAAATTGAAACCGAGGTGATGATAAAAACATGCGAGATGCATGACTACAAATACACTATCATTACTAAAAATGATCTCGTAATTCCCCCTCAAACTGAACATGATTTTATTTGAAAAGATTCGTTGGAAAAACTTTCTCTCTACCGGAAATCAATTTACTGAAATAAACTTTACCAGTTATGCTACCAATCTTATCATTGGTACTAATGGTGCAGGTAAGAGCACGATGCTTGATGCTCTTACCTTTTCTTTGTTTGGAAAACCTTTTCGTAAGATTAATAAACCACAACTTCTTAATTCAGTAAACGAGAAAGACTGTAGTGTTGAGGTTGAGTTTAGGATTGGTAACGTTGAGTGGAAAGTTATCAGGGGGATCAAACCTAATGTTTTTGAGATCTATAGGGACGGAACAAAACTGAATGAATCAGCAGCTGCACTGGACCAGCAGAAGTGGTTGGAGCAAAATGTTCTGAAGATGAACTACAAGTCATTCACTCAGATTGTGATTCTGGGTAGTAGCACCTTTGTGCCTTTCATGCAATTGACGAGTGCTAATCGTCGTGAGGTTATTGAAGATCTTCTTGATATTCGTATCTTCTCTTCAATGAATAGTTTGATGAAAGAAAAGATTCGTTCCATAAAAGAGGAGATTAAAGTCTTGACTCTTAAGAAAGAATCTCTGATTGATAAAGTTCAGATGCAAGAGAACTTTATTGAAGAACTTGAAACCCGTGGAAAGGAAAACATCAAGCAAAAAGAATCCAAGATTGGAGAACTTCTTGTAGAAGAAAATAATTGGATGGGAGATAACGAAGAAAAGAATAGAGAACTTGTTGGACTTCAGGGAAAACTTGAAAGATACACTGGTGCTACTGAAAAACTTCGTACACTTGGCAATCTCAAGGGCAAGATTTCTAACAAAGTATCAACGATTACTAAGGAACATAAATTTTTCACACAAAATACGGTCTGCCCCACCTGTGATCAAGCAATTGAAGAGACCTTCAGAATAAATAGAATTAAGGACGCTCAAGATAAAGCAAAGGAGTTGCAATCCGGTTATCAAGAACTGGAACAAGCAATTAATAAGGAAGAAGAACGAGAGCGTCAATTCCTATCCTTAAGTAAGGAGATTACTTCTCTAACGCATGGCATTTCTCAAAACAATACTAAGATCTCTGGATGCCAAAGACAAATCCGAGATCTGGAATCGGAAATTCAAAGAGTTACCGACCAACTTGCAAATAGAACTGCTGAAAATGAAAAGTTAGATACCTTTAGAGAAAATCTCTCTACAGTATACAAAGACTTATCTAATTTCAAAGATACAATCAACTACTACGAATTCTCGTATAGTTTGTTGAAAGATGGTGGAGTTAAATCTAAAATCATCAAGAAGTATCTGCCACTGATTAACCAACAAGTTAATCGTTATCTGCAGATGATGGATTTTTATATTAACTTTACTCTCGATGAAGAATTTAGTGAGACCGTGCAGTCTCCTATTCACGAAAACTTTTCTTATTCTTCCTTCAGTGAAGGAGAGAAGATGAGAATTGACTTGGCACTCTTGTTTACCTGGAGAGAGGTGGCAAGGATGAAGAACTCTGTCAATACAAATCTACTCATCATGGATGAGGTGTTTGATAGTTCTTTGGATGGATTTGGAACAGAAGAATTTCTAAAAATTATCAAGTATGTGGTCAAGGATGCAAACATCTTCGTCATTTCGCATAAAGAATCATTGCATGACAAGTTTGATAATGTGATTAAATTTGATAAAGTTAAAGGATTTTCACATAATGTAGCATAGTTAACAAAAGTAAGTTAAGTTAGCATACGATGACTAGATAGTATAGTCTGAACAAGGAGACTAACTATGTAACCAAAGATTTTTTTGTTATGTCGTTATGTCCCCGAATATACAATAGGAGACATTATGCACAACATCCTTTCACATAATCAGTTAGCGGGTTGGAAGCAAAGCGTGAAACGTTTGACTCAGACATTAGATCGAACAATGGACGAATCTGATCAACTAAACGATTACTACGACTGTCTAATTGAATGTGATACCGATCAGGCGACTTGTAAACGAATCTGTAGGAGCATTCTTTCATAACCAATCATAGACACTATAGGAACTGTCACTGAGGGCCCTCACCGAAAGGTGGGGGTTTAGTATTATAGGTGTATACAAGAGGAAACCAACATGGCAGTCCAACACGAAATCAAATCCCAACTTGCCAAACTGCTTGCTACTGAGGACTTGATCGTGGAGCACAAGCAAGTGAAGACTGCTTGCTTCAATGTTCACACTCGTGTCCTGACTCTTCCGATGTGGGAGAAGGCAAGCAACACCGTCTATGACTTGCTGGTAGGTCATGAGGTTGGTCACGCACTCTTTACCCCTGATGAGAACTGGTTGGAGAAGGTTGCAATCCCTCCTCAGAGGTTACCAAGAATTAAATGACGAGGACTTCTTTTCTATTTCTGATGAGTCTGTTTCTACTTTTAACCTTGCTGATCGTGCAAATCTATACTTTAAGGTCGGTAATTTTGTAGATATCACTTTTGACTCTGAAGAAAAAATCCTCATTGATAAGATTGCAGGTACAGAAACCTTTGACGATGTTCTAAAGGTTGCAGAAGAACTGTATCTGTTCTGTAAGAAAGAGCAAGAGGAAAAGGTTGATGATATGGAGATGCCGCCTAACATGGATGGTGAGTCTGAGCAACCTGCCAGTGAGCAGCAGGACTCTCCTGGAGAGGGTTCTGGTGATTCTATGACCCATGAGGAGATGCTTGAGGAAGCAGCACGTAGGGAGTCTGGTGCTGCTCTGAATGATGAACCAGAGATTCAGACTGCTGATGCTTTGGAATCAAACCTTCAGGACCTTGTGAATGAGGATGCATGGGAGAATGTGTATGTTGAGATTCCTAAGGTTGACCTGAAGTATATTATTGCCAAGAACGATGATATTCACAAAGAGATTGATGCATGGTTCAATCATCAAAAGAATAAGCTTGAATGCCTCTTTGATAATGTTGATGGAGAGTTTCTTAAGTTCAAACGTAATGCTCAGAAAGAAGTTAACTATCTGGTGAAAGAGTTTGAGTGTCGCAAGGCAGCAGATTCTTATGCCCGTGCCACCACTGCTCGCACTGGAGTTCTTGATACTTCCAAACTGCACACCTACAAGTACAACGAAGATCTATTCAAAAAAGTCTCTGTGATTCCTGATGGTAAGAATCATGGTCTTATCTTTGTTCTTGATTGGAGTGGATCTATGAGTAAAGTTATGCTTGACACAATCAAGCAACTTTACAATTTGATTTGGTTCTGTAAGAAAGTCTCTATTCCTTTTGAAGTGTATGCTTTCACGAACGAGTGGAAGAAACCTGAGATCAACTATGAAACTGGTGAAACTATCAAACCCGCAGATTGGACTTGTTCTTATGAGAAGAAAGAGAATCTTCTTGCCATTCACGAACAGTTCTCTTTGATGAATCTTTTGACCAGTAAGACAAATGGTAAGCAACTAGAACATCAGATGATCAATATCTGGAGGTGTGCGAAAGCTTTTGGTAACTTCTATGGATCCTGTTACTCTGTTCCTACTCGTATGGGTTTGTCTGGCACTCCATTGAATGAAGCATTTGTATGTCTTCATCAGATTCTTCCTCAGTTCCAGAAGGAGAACAAACTGCAGAAAGTTCAATGTATTGTTCTGACTGATGGTGAAGCAAATCATCTCTCTCGTCACGTTGAAGTAAAACGTTATTGGGAGAAAGAACCTTATATGGGAACTCGTCAGTTGCAAGGTGGTTGTACTTTCCTTCGTGATCGCAAGACCGGTAACACTTATCAGGTTCCCTATGGTTGGCATGGATTTTCTGACCTGATGCTTCAGAACCTTCGTGATAACTTCCCGACTGTCAACTTTGTTGGTATTCGTGTTCTTGAGAGTCGTGATGCAAACGGATTTCTCAAGTTGTATTACGATCAGAATACTGATGATTACTGGAAACTTCATCGTGAGTGGAAGAAGCAACGTAGTTGTACTATCAAGACCTCTGGATATCATGCATACTTTGCTATTTCTGCAACATCACTTTCTCAGGATGCAGACTTTGAAGTTGATGAAGGTGCAACCAAAGCAAAGATCAAGAGTGCATTTATCAAGTCTCTTAAGACTAAGAAACTAAATAAGAAAGTTCTTGGCGAATTTATTTCTCTGGTAGCATGACAAAGAAAAGAGATTGGAGAGAGATTGCAAAGGCATCGGAGAAGGATCCTAAGGTTATCGAGATCCTTACAAATGGTCCTAAATCACTTACCCAAGCATGGTTGCTACAAGCTATGCGATACAAATATGGACAGTATAACAAGTGAACACTGGGGTCTTCGGACCCTTTCTTTTTGCCCTATAATAACTTCAGTTCAAACAAAACAACCAATGGGTCTCTCCAAAGAAAACATCATCAACTGCCTCCGTGAATCCTATGGTGAGTCTGTGACTTCTGCTGAGATCAAAGCATTCTGCAACATGAATGATTTCAACTACCAGACTGTCACTAAAAAACTGACTGACTATAAGGTTGGCCGTGGCAAGTGGAATTTGGAAGTAACACAAGAGACTGTTGATGAGTTGGAAACAACTTATAATGGACCTGCAGCAATGCCTGCAATTGAGCAAAACCTTATCCCCCGTAAAGATGATTCCTTCGTCCAGTTTGGTAATTTCTCAGATCTTAAGAAAATTGTTAAGTCCCGTCTCTTCTACCCTACGTTCATCACGGGTCTTTCGGGCAATGGTAAAACGTTCTCTGTTGAACAAGCATGTGCCCAACTTGGACGGGAACTCATCCGAGTCAACATCACGGTA